TTTATCTTTCTTGGGATTGGATTTATATTCTCCGGTAAAGTATCCTCTCTGCTCTCCCTCCTCAATGTCGAAGAGGATCAGCAGCTGGGGACCATAATTGGTATCCGCAAAGGATACCTGCTTGACCCGGCAGACATAGGCGTCCAGGGGGAGTTTGGGTCGATCAGAGAACTCCTGCACGGAATCCCAATTTTTCGGTTTTTGAATCATAGTTTTTGTTCCTCCTTGCGGTTGATTTGATTTAATTCATTTCGGATTGTATCCAGAATGCCGAACATGGAGAAAATGACTTCTTCCTGGTAATGCAAAAGTAATAAACAAGACTTTGACAGGCTGTTTAATTCTTCATTGATGTCCGTCTTTTTCTTTGGCTCATGAGGCATTTGATTCACTCCTCCTTTTTACTTAATTGACATGCTTTCACGTTCTTCCAAGGAAACTCCTGGGGCTTCATTCCCGTCTTTCAGCCACTTAGACAATTCTGTCCGTTTGACGTCCGGTGACTTATACCGTAGAAAACGGTCCTCAAGGCCGGCACGTGTTACCCAAGAAAAAAACGCTTCTTCGTCCGCGATGTTTACTGCCTTGGTGTGTCGGAAAGATACCGCACAGCGCGGTGTTTGGAATTTTTGCCCGGCCAGCGCATAGGACAACATATCTCTCAGCCGATCAACCTTTTTCTCTGTCCGCTTCCTACGCTCGTTTAATACGTCGATCTCGTTTTTCAACGCAGTGGCAATGGCAGAAAGATTCTTAATGTAAAGCGCAATATTTTCCAATTTCTCTTCTCGCTGCATCTGCAAGGCGGTAAGCTCTTCCAGATTTGTAATCTCACCTGTCTCTGGGTCCGTCCCGGCCTCAATCGCCGCATCAATCGCGGCATCGATTTCATATAGCTTCAGGTTCACTTGAGCCTCTCTTTCCGTCTGCGGGGACAGTTGACAGCCCCCAATATTCTCTAATCCGCTGATCGACAAATTTCAGGTCATTCTCAATCTCCAGGTCAAACATTTCTTCGGGCGACTTGGAAATGTCCATTCCATTGGATTGGGTGCGGAAAAAATGGCGATCCCCTTCCACCATGCAGCGCAGACAGATTGTGACCATTCCCTCAATGCAAACCTTCTCGTCCAGCAGCTTTCCAATGGTCCGCAGCCTGGTTTCTCCAAAATCGGATGTAGTTTCGTGCATGAGGATATAGACGATGACATCCTCTGGAAGCTGCGACTGGATGAACATCAGCAGCCGCCAGAAATTGTCCGCGATATCGTTGTAGAGGTCGAACGTAGAACTTCCCGCCTTGGGTGCGGAATGACCTTTCATGAAAGTGTTCGTCAAAAGGTACCCAGCGTCATCAATGACAGCGGTTTTGGTGGGCATCTTTTGCAGGCCAGTGGTAATGGTCTGGTAGCTGTCTGTCTTCATCTGGTATCGGAAGGTCCCGGGGAAAGGCAAGCGTTTGCCCACCACGTTAATCAAAAAGATTTCATCTGGGGCAAAGTTTTTCAGGGAACGGGACTTCCCAGACCCACTCTTGCCATAAATCAAAACTGGAATCCCGATAAGTCATTCCCCCTTTTCGCCGCAGTCCAGGTATTCCTGAAATAGGTCCATCTTCTCGTCCAGATAGGCCGACATGGTGAAACTGTTATATAAGAACATGTAATCCATGAAGTCATCCAGGCATGTGTCCATGATAAAGTTCCGGCATGTCCTGGCAGAAACCTCTATAACCACCTTTTTGGGGAAAAAGTTGATTCGTTCCTCCATCTTGACAAACCTCCAATTTTTGTTACAATAAAGTTAAGCGGAAGAAACATAGCTTATTTTTTCAAGTATTCTCCTTTCTGAACTCTGCCGGTGCTGCAAACCGGCAGAGTTTATTTTTCGCCTTTTCCACGGAGTTCTTTTTTCCATCGGGTGATAACCGTGGTATTCACGCCGTAATGGTCGATCAGCTCATGGTATCGAAGAAGCTTCTCCTTCTCTGGAAAGTCCGCCGGCATGGGAATAAGGGGGCGGCCCTGCTTCGTGCGAAACTCACGCGGACAGCGCCCGTTGCAATCTGGATTGGTACAGTTCAAGCACCGCTGAATCTTCTCCGGGGAATCCCACACAGGGACAACCCCATTTTTGCTCTTTCGTCGGTCACAGCCGGGCCCAGAGGGAACGGTGTTCCAAGGCTTCCTCCCTTCGGTCTGCACCTTGACCCCGTTGATCTTCACCATATCCCCACCCCCTTTCGCACCTGGGGCAGAGATATACCTTCTCTCCAGGTTCCAGGGCGGACACGTTCCACCGCTGCTTACACCGGCGGCAGAGACGATACACCGCGCCCCTCATACCACGCGGAAGGGAATGCCCCGGCGGGCCAAGGCGGCGTTGATCCGGCTCTTCCCTACCTCCCTTCTGCGCCGGGCCTCCTGGCGCTTTCTGGCCGCTGGGGCAATGGCCCGCAGCAGGATGTCCATATCATGGCGTTGCTTGATCTCTTGTACTGGGTTCATTCCAAGTTCTCCTTTCTAAATTTTTCCGGCATGAATGATTGTTAAGTAATCCTCATCTGTAAAGCGAAGCGCTTCCCCCATAAGGATCAATTCATTGAGGGTAAACTTCCCTGGGTCTTTTCGACGGGCCTGTAATGGAGGTCTCGTTTGTAATCCGATGAGCATCGCAATGTTTTCTTCTGTCAGTCCAGCTCTTGCTTTTCCAATGCGATACACAACGCCGAATTCATCCCGCCACCGGTCCACCCGGTTTTGCTTCTTCCTTCCCATTGTTTCGCTCCTTTCTGGCTGTCTCAATGTCAGAGACATTACAGCGGTAAATCCTCGCCAGATGTACCCACTTCTTCCGCAGAGGGAACGTATTTCCTTGTTCCCAATGACTAATTGCAGATTGCTCAAGATCAAGCATCTTTGCTGCGGCTTCCTGGGTTAAACCGGCATTGATTCTCAATTCTTTCAGATTGATAAAAATCACTCCATTCAATTGTTTTTTGTATGAATAGCTACTATCAAAAACACACTATCTCATGCGAAAATGTTTGTAGCGAAGCAAATCCAAATAAAGGAGATATCAGAAAACAATGCAAAGCAGGCAACAATGTTGCGCCAATTTGTATTATCTTCTTGACCACTTCCTGGAGTCATGCTCAAAAGCAACCATCTTAAATTTGCTATAATCGTGATGACGAAATGACAAATTATGTAAGTGTTTATTGGGAATTGACCTCTTTTCTTCCAACCCAGCGCATGAGGGACGGTCCCATAAAAGAAAGGAAACGAAGCATCAAGGGGGAGAAATGCTGAAATAAAGTTAAATGGGAACCGCCCCTCATACGCTGGTTTGAATCATTATTTTTAATTGACCGTTCTGGGCAAAGCAGATAGAATGGAAAAGCCATATGCCTGCACAGTCGATCATCTAAAATCGAAGGAGAAATTAAAATGCTCGATTCAATGACAAAGAAGTTTTTGACTACTTTGATGGATGCAAACAGGAAATGGATATCAAAATCCAGTTTGCGGGCTTCCAGAATCAATGTCGATATTCTAAATATCGAACACCTGGAGGAATTGAATTACATAGAGACCATGATTCACCTCGAAGAACAATATCGGATCACACCAACAGGCGAAAGAGCTTTAATCGAGCACGAACGCGAAATACAGCGTGAAAAAAAAGAAACATTCCGATATCGAATTACAACTTTGATCGCTGTCATTGCCTTGATTAAGTCCTTTATGCCAGAAATTTCCGCAGTATTGGCATGGCTATTGAACCTACTAAGGCAATAACAGAAATTACAAGTGGAAAGTCGGGATGCCTTTTAGGGAACTCGTCCCACCATTTCTTGAATTTCTTCATCTCCTCCCCCTCTCTTTACTAAGTTTGTTGTCAAGCATTAAGTATCTCCTTTCTATTTTCGTCTTCTAACAAAAGTTCGTCTATAGTGCAGTTATATAACTTGGCAATTCTGGGGAGCTTATGCGCCTCTGGTGTGTATATGCCATTTTCCCAGTTATAAACTGTCACAGTTGAGGTTTCCAACTGTCTCGCTGCTTGCAACACAGTCAGTCCCGCCTTTTCTCTTGCCTTACGAAATCCCACTATTTCACCTCCAAATGCTAAGTTTAGCTTGACAGTTCAGCAGATACCGTTTAATATAAGAAGTGTCAACAAACCTAATATTTTGAACGAAAAGTCCGCTGAACGGGGGCTTGTTGTTTGTCCCCTCAATAAGCATAGCTTTATTATATTTCCGCATTTAGAAATAGTCAAGATTTTATTTCTAATTTCGGAAATATCGTCATATTCACTAAATTTTCTTCCCCTCGCTTGTTAAATATAAGAGTAAATGATTGATAACTTCCCTCGTCGAAGTTAAACAAAACCACTCTCGCTTCCTAATGAGAGTGGACAGGTATACATTATGAAAACTGAAATTATTATCGCATTGATAGGCGTACTTAGTGTTTTTATTTCATCATTTGTATCATGGGTTGTGTCCAAACGTGCTGCACAGTCTGAAATAAAAAAACTGGTAATGACATGGGAGCATGAAATAGAAAGGACAAAAGAAACAGAATTAAAAGAGATGGTATCTGCCGTGTCAGCATATATTGCTTACCCCAACCCACGTGCATACCATGAATGCTTAAAAAAAGTAGGATTGTTTCTTCCTTCATGTTCTGGTGAACTGGCTGAAAAGATGGATACATTATCTAATTCGTTGCGAACACAAAATACTTCAACTGTTGATGCTGCGTTAAGAAATGTTTTGAAACAAATACGTCATAACTCCAGTAAATAATGTAGCCGAAACATAGACGATAAGATTTACAGCCAGTGTTCTTGCTGATCTTTTGCAGTCTTTGTCCTGAGGAAACCCAAGTTGTATTGCAATTAAAATTCCAAAAAGTGGGATTCCGATTCCGATCGTAAATATGACGCCAGCTATAATATGTAACATTTTAGTACCCTTTCTTTTATTTGAATTTTATTCGTTGCAAGATATGTCCAAAAATTGCTGAACGTTATTCTTTGTCCATTATATTTCCGTTTTCAGAAATTGTAAAGGTGATTTTATGTTTTTAGAGCGTTTATTGTTGTTATGCAAAAGAGACAATACGGATATTTCAAATGTTTTGCGTGCGCTTAAGTTAAGCACATCAAAGGGTACTGCTTGGAGAAATGGTTCTATACCGAATGGTGAAATCCTGTTAAAATTGGCCTCCTATTTCCATGTTTCCACCGACTACCTTTTAGGAAACAGCAATGATCCCCATCCTGCCGGCGATCAAAAAGAAAATCCCCTGACCGAAAGTCAGAGGATTCTTGAAAGTGTCAATTCATCTGAAAATATAGACTTGCTTCTTCACATAATAAAGAATGAAGCATCTCTCAGCAGGGAACAACTTTTGAAGCTGCAAGGTTTTGTGTCAGCATTGGAAGCGGAAAATAAATAAAAATATCCTACCTTCTCTGTATCAATACCCCGTGTAGGGATGTAGGATTTAGAGAAAGATAGGACATTTTATGAAGCTAAATTTAGATTGTATGAAAGATATTCTTTTACGGATTGAATCGGGGCCGTATGGAGAAATAATAAAATTCCATAGTCTATGCGATGATCTCTCGGAATATGAACAGGATGTTATAGCCTATTCTTGTCTTATGTTGGAATCCGAAAAATGTATTACACTGGAAAGCAAAAGATATATTCGTTCAAATGGGATCGTAATAAACACGATAACTGGGATGACAATGAAGGGGCACAATTTAGTTGCCACGTTTTCAGATAAAGATAAATGGAGTAAAATAAAAAAATTCGCAGCCGAAAATGCAACAAAAGCCTTTAGTGTTATTTTGGAACATTCTTTAAGACTTGGTTTGGACGCCCTGTAATATTAAGCCTCATGTCGTCTATTACGTCAAATTTTAGTGTGACAGTCGGAGGCGCATCCACATTCTCCTCGATTTTGTATGAGATGAGATGTTCAATAGGATGTCCGTCCACTAAAACTTCACGCTCATCTCCATAGGCACGCACTTCAAATCTTTTCGCCATGCTTGACACTCCTTTTTGTTAATTAAAAAAACCTAATCGCTTTGCTTCTTCTATTACGATTTTTTGTTTATCTTTAGATAGCTTCATTATACTATTTATCAGTGTATTACGCAAATCGGAATCAGAAATAGATTTATTTTCGTTCCCCACACACATAATAAAACCCTCCGCAAAATGAATATGGTATCGTGTTGTGGGTACCCACAACACGCGATAAGACGTCTTATCGCTCGATTTACCATATAATACCATTTCTCGTTACAAAAACAACACGGGATTTGTCGAAAAAACTATAAATTTAGGTGGTGTAGTAATATGGGATTTTTTAGCAAGAAAGAGCCTGTTGACCCTTGCGTTGTTTGTGGAAAGGATTCTAAAGCAAGCGGTCAAACAATCAAAAAAGGAGAGTATTTATGTAAAAAATGTTTTCGTCTCTTAAGAATTGAGTGGGACCGTTGGGAAAGAATGCCGGTCGAGAAGAGAGAAGATGAAGTTTCAAAGCTAAAAGATGATCTCAAAAAATTAGCTGATTTTAAGGTTTCGCGTATTGTTGGGCAATTTCTCTACATAGATGATACGAATAAAAAGTGGTATACTCCAGACGGTGCTTTTATGACAGTAAAACGCCCAAAAATATTTGATTTTTCAAATATTGTAGATTTTTGGATTGTAGATGAAGATGGGAATTCAACAATTACACAAGGCGGAACTGGAAGAGCTGTTGCAGGCGGATTGTTATTTGGTGGAACAGGAGCAATTGCCGGTGGGGTTACTGGTGATAGAATAAGTACAACAACAAGTAGTGGTGTATATATATTGGTAAAAACAGACCTTCCAGATTGTCCAGAAACAAAGATTGATTTTGGAATAATTGGTGAAACAAAGCGACAGGGAGGAGCATGGGCCACAGCAATAAACAGAGCGAACGAATGTATGGCTGCGTTAAAAGAAATATATGACCCGACAAAAAAAGAACTGTTATTGCAGTCAAAAGAAGCAGTATCGAGTACGGCAGATGAAATAAAAAAATTCAAAGAGTTGTTAGACTGCGGAGCTATAACAGAAGAAGAATATCAAGCAAAGAAAACACAACTACTCAAACTTTAATTTTATGGTACGTTCGCGCAGGAGAAAGCAGAGTACAGAGTAAGTGCAGTAGGATACTAAAAAAGAAATCCCCCTGGTGCGGTAACACCAGGGGGACCTTCTAAATAGGGTGATATGAGATGCTCCACATCACCCTCCAATCATATCAGAATGGAGGAAGAAAAGCAACATGAAAAAGAAAATGCCAACCGCGACAAAGCTTCCAAGCGGCTCCTGGCGCTGCCTGGTGACCGTAAATGGCAAAAGGGTATCTATTACCGCTGACACACCAAGTGAGGCTCAGGCGAAAGCTATCGCCCTGAGAGCGGGCCTTATAGATAAGAAGAAGGAAAAGAGAGGGGTGAAAACACTTTCAGAGGCAATCGATGAATATATAGATCAGAAATTTAACGTATTGTCTCCAGCTACCGTTCGAGGGTACAACACAATCAAGAGGAACAGGTTCAAGACGATTATAAACAGAAATATTTTTGATCTAAGCAAAGACGACGTTCAAAGAGCAATAAACGATGAAGTTAAGGTCGCTTCGGCTAAAACAATCAAAAACGCCTATGGGCTTGTTCGGACTGTCTTAGAGGCAAATGAAATTTATATCCGAGGAATTAAGCTTCCCCAAATCATAAAACCAAATAAAAAATATATTCAAGAGGAAGAAATATCAAAGTTATTAGAAGCGATCAAGGGTGACCAATGTGAAGCTGCCATTCTTCTCGCGTTGTGTACTGGTATGCGTAGATCCGAAATCATTGGACTGTGCTCAGACTGTATAAATGTAGAAGCTTGCACGGTAACTGTCCGGCGAAAGATGGTCCCCAATGATAAAAACAAAATGGTTTTAGTCGGTGGCGCCAAAAATGAAATGTCACAGAGAACTGTAATCTGTCCAAAGTTTGTTATGGATAAAATAGAACCATTGATTAAAGAAAATAAGACAACACCGATATTTAAGTTTCATCCTGATACGCTGCGAAAACATATTCATAAAGCCTGTGAAATCGCCGGGATAACAGATACGGCAACCCATGGGCTTAGGCATACAAACGCCGCATTGATGAAATATCTCGGCGTAGACGATGCCCATGCAATGCAGCGCGGCGGGTGGTCGAGCGAAGCAACTTATAAAAAAACCTACTCTTATGTATTCGAATCTGCGGCCAAAACAGGGGATGAAAGCATAAACAACTACTTTGACAGTCTTACAAACAGAGAAAAAATCGCACACGAAACTGCACACGAAATTCTAAAACACATTGATAAATAAGGAAAAATTAAATTTTTTCGGGATGGTTCAAATCCCTCCTTCTCCGCCAAAAGAAAAGCCTTGATCTTCAATGGATCAAGGCTTTTTTCTTTGTGTACCAAAGGTTTTTGCAAATCGAAATGAATTTAATGTGGTTCATTTTGGAGACACAAAAAAGCAATCAAACCCGAAAAAATGCACACGAAATGCACACGAAAAAATACCGTGTGTCCATTTTTAATGTTTCACGACATACTCATAATAGGAAGCCAGCTTGTCTTTTACTGCATCCTGGTCGTCAAGCCAAAAAGCTTTTGCAAAACTAATATATGCATCAATATTGTTTATCCCCAGCTTCTTAAAGACTTCGGACAAATCACTATAAGTTGCATTCATGGCAACCTGAAATTTAATGGGGTCCTCTCTTATTCCGTGCTTTTCCATGATGCTACGGATTTGTTCCATATTCCAGTGAGGCCCACGTGTCCCGTCACTGTTTTCCATTTTCCTCATCCACTCATGAGCAATGGATTCATTGAGTTCTGGAACAGACATTGAACGAGCACCGCCTACCAGATTGTTTTCTCCGTGCATTCTGTCTCCCTCTCTCTTACTCGGGAAATTTACAACTGAACCACCGTGCATATTTGTTTCGTAGTTACGTTCAAATCCAATAGGACGGGTGTACGATCTATCGTCAGAATAATTCATGCCCATATAGTTATTCTGAGGTTCGTATCTCATGTCAGACCAGTCGCGCATTCTCTCAGAGTAATAAGGCGGAAGCCAATGACTGTTTACATCATAATCTCCCATTCTGCTTTGTGGTGCATAGCGGCCGTTGTCATAATGTTCACGCCCTCTACGATCTCGGAACTTATCTTCGGGACCATATTCCATTCGATATCCCCTATTATATTCCTGATCTCGTTTATTCCCTCCGGCCATCATGAGCATTTTAGTCGAACGTTTCATTCGTTTTACCTCCTTAAGCAGTGGGTGCGGGCGCTGCCCCGCCATCAATAGTCAATAAATTGTTATCAGGAGAACAACAAGGATTTCCTATCATACGAAACGAACCGCCGGTCGGCGTGGTAGAAACACAGACAGAATAACGTGTACGGGTTCTAATGCCCGCCGCAGTTACTTGAGAACAGTTGCGCTTAGTCAGTGGATATAATTCGGTCCCAGAACCAATGGTAATATAGACAGGAGCATTAATAGTTGTTGCCGTAGGTATCGTTTGCGCGACAACAATGCAATACTTCTCCCTGTTTTTATAACTACCAGCCGGGAGGTTGATTTCAAGATTGCCGCCAGTGAATGCGACAGCCTGGGAAATTACTAAGTTATCGCAAAGCTTACATACAGGTTTGCAAGACATAATTTTACCTCCAAAAAAATCAAGGGCGGCAGACTATTGCCCGCCGCCCGAAGTAATCACGGCAAAGCCGGAATATAAAAGTGATTTCTTCTAATCAGTTTAGCACCCACAGCCACAACCGTTTCCGGTCCCGCAGAAGGGATAAGGCGCAGGAACCTGATATGCCGGGACCGGCATCGGATTGATACGACGGATCAGTTCAGAAGTCTGTGCATCCAATGTGGCCGTCAAATAGCTGTTCTGGCTGGCCTGGGATGCTGCCAACTTAAGAGCCTGATTCTCAGACTGGAGAGAATCAATCTTAGACTGAACCATGAAATCCATCAGACCGCGATAGTTTGCGTTCTGGTTGTCAATGATATCGCGGGTGCTATTCTGAATGGTATTTCTGGTATCGCATGCCTGTGTAGCCATGTCATAGCGGACACCCTGGATTGCATTCTGTGTCTGGCAGCAACAATCCTGGAGGTTATAGCCAAGCTGACACATAGACTTGTCTACGCCACTGAAACCCTGAAGCATTGCAACATTGGTATTGTTGAATCCACTGGTAATTGCATTGTTCAGCGCATAGGTTGAATCACAAATACCCTGCTGGATGTTAGAAATACCGCGCTCAACGCCATTAAAAGCAATTGCTTCATTCACATCTGCACGAGTGGCATAACCCTGGAACCCAGGGCTGTTAGAGCCGCCGCCAAAACCGCCCCAACCATTACCGCCCCAGATCATAGCCAAGATAATAATGGCCCACAGACCATCTCCCCAGCCGCCGAAGCCACTGTTGTTGCCGTTTCCGCTATCACTGCCAAGAGCGTAACCAGTTGCAAAATCGTTATCCATTTGTTTTCTCCTTATCAGTTATTCACACCGGTGTGCACCCCGGATGCGTACAAAACACATCCAGTTTTTTTCAAGACCCGGAAACTGATAGGGAGTTTTTATTTATCTATTACTTGGGTTGTTTATACCAAGTTGTCTGGCAATGTCATTGATAGATACGCCACGTTCTTTGGCCATATTTTCTGCCATTGTTTTTAATTGCTGAGGATTCTTTCCTTGAATCATTTTCAATGCTTGAGCCACTTGTGGATTTTGCCCCGCCATTTTTTGAAGTAGTTGCATAGGGTCTCCACCGCCCCGCATTGTTTGCACAAGCATCATAAGAGGGTTATTCATTGGTGCTATCATTGTTCTTTCCCCCGCCTTGTTTTAACTGTTCTACTTCTTGTCTAAGCAAGTTTAATTCATCCCTTGTTGCAAATTGATTTGTTTGCTGGAGGGGCTGATCTTGTTCATATCGGAATGAAAGAAAATCTGAGGAGCCGGTATTCTGATTAAATCTTTTGATGTATACCATTCCATGGCCTAAATCTGGCATAATGGTGCCAGGGCTAAAATAATCAGTCTGGACAGCGACAGCTTCCTCTCTGCTTGTTACCGGACGACAGGTATATCCATTTTGTTGGGTTTGCATTGAAGGTTGCTGTGGCTGTTGTGGTATCTGTGACCCAATATAAGTTTGCGGGGACTGATATTGCATCTGCTGCCCTTGGGGATAAAATTGATAGGGATTGTATCCATAAACTCCAGCCATTCTTTTTCCCTCGCTCTTTTTTATTGACATTATCATATCAAAAAATGGATCTCCGCCTGTCCAAATGAAATCCAAATTAAGGACAAATTAAATACAAAAAACTGCGGGGAATCACTCCCCGCAGTAAAAAGATTGTTCTGTTTTCTCCCGGATGTGCCGAAGGACATTATTTATTGTTCCTCTTGAGACATCCATCTCTGCCGCAATGGCTTCAATCTGCCACCCACGACGATAAAATAAATTAAATATGGCTTTTTCTCTATCTGTTAGCCACTCACATTTTTCCATAGAGTTTAGTTGCTCTATGCTGTAAATGTAACGAGACAGAGACAACCGCCCTCCTTTTACAGCAAGCCTAAGCGACCAAGGATAGCAATCATCTCATCTCTTTTAGCAGGGCGCTCCGGGCTTGTACCATCCACGATGCCATTTGCCACAGCCTTTGCCCAATGTCCCTCCTGTTGGGACCAGGCGGGCTCAGACAGCGTCTTCGCGTGGAGCTCTGCTTTCTGCATGAGCTGGTAGGCTTGTTCGTTGGTCATTTCAGAGATCAACTTTGCAATATCCATGGGCTCCTCCTCTCCTTCCAGCCGCCGGTTGACCTCGGCGGCAATCTCTCCGTGCCGGTTATATAGATAATCCCCAGGACACGCCTTGGCGGCGAACCACCGGTGAACCGTCATATTCTGCTTGTCCATCTGGCCGATCAGGGATTTATCCCCTTTCCACAGCAGTTTCTTGATCCCATTTCTCCGGCAGATATCCGTCAATAGGTCCAGCAATGCGGCGTAGGCTTTGTCTGACACCAGCCAATCCGGCGCCCCACCATTGTTGGCCACCTCAATGGTAATGGCCCGATGATCGTTGGAGGCGCTGGAAGTACACCAGGACCGATTTGCTTCATCTACATATAAAGCAATCCGCCCATCGCTTCCAATGCCGTAGTTGCTGCTGGCCTTGCGGGACGGGTCGGCAAACAAGGCCCCACAAGTCTCTACGCTGGCATTGCCCGCCATGCAGTGAATGGAAACGGTGTCGATTACATGGTTGCGCCGCCCGGAATGGTTAGGGGATAGTTTGGTGTAGGTTACAAGTGGGCTGTTACTCATCCACTCCTCACTCCTTTCAAGCAGGACAAAAAGTCCCCGGCCTGTTCTCTTGACAAACCGGGGCGGGATGGTATAATGGAAACAGAAAGGGCACTGCTACAAGCGGTTTAGCCCGTGCAAGTTAAGAGATCAAAGCAAAAGCCTTGAAACCGTCACTTGGCCGAGTGGCGGTTTCTGCCTTTAATGCGAATCGTTACGGTATATCCAAAGATATGTAACGTAATCGTAATGGGCATGGCCTCACCTCCTCTCGGAGGGTGTGGCTAAACCGCCTGCCGTTTTGCGCAGCGCCTCTTTCTGACCCCTTTCGGGGTAGGTCCATCATACCATGCTGCGCTGCAGATTGTCAATTTTTGCTGTCCCATCCATGGGGCAGCATTTTATTTTTTCACTTCTTCCCAAAACTCCGGGTTTGTCTCCGGGGACCAGGTGTTGGTGTCGATCTTGCTGCGCCAGGTTTTGCCACCAGCGGTGCAGCAGTCCCCTTTGGCGTAGGGGGACGTGGAGAGGGAGAGGAAGGGCAGCGCCTTGTCCGGGTCGGTGGACCAGACAAATCCCCACTGGGCGGGGAGCTCCTCCGGCTCCTGGAGATAAATTTCGCTGTCGTAAACCTGGAGGAGACGCACCACCCGCCCGGCGGTGGACCGGCAGACAAAGCCATCTTTCTGGCCCGCCTTGCGCTCCAGCATGTTTCTGACCTTCACAACCTCCGCAAAGTCGGGAATCTTATCCTCTTCGGCATATAAGGCTGTCCCATCTAGAGAGGAAGACCGCTCCTGCAAGTCAGCAGCATCGGCCAAACCTTTGGCTTTCATCGCATCGAAGTAAATTTGATTAGACATAGCTATTCACTCCTTCTTGATATGCGGCATCCAACTCCGTGGTGGAGATCATTTCAGGTTCTGGTTTCGGCTCCGGTTTAGGGGGTGCAGAGAAGGTCTCTGTCTCAGGGTCATAAATCCAATTCTGCCGGACCTCTGTCCCGTCCTCCACGTGGAGCAGGGAGGCGACAAATTCTGCGGTGTATCTCTCCTCGATAGGGATACCGGGGAAAATGGGGTCAATGTCCGGGATGATTTCTTTCACCTTGTTATCTTCAAGTAAAATATACATTCTCTTCTCCTCCTTACCATGTGACTACGACGACACCGCTGCCAGGTCCACCGTCAGAGCCCGCAGAACCGCCAGCGAAGGTACTGTTTCCGTTTGTTGGGAAAACTCTCCAGTCAGTTGATATATATGAGCATCCTGCGCCCCCACCGCCACCGTTACCGCTACCGTTGCCGCCTGAAACGAAGGAATCTCCGCCGGTCCCGCCACCGCCTCCAACGATGTTGGAGCCAATGACATAGCCACCTCCTCCGCCACCTCCTCCGCATTCAAGCAAAGAGTTTTGCCATTCTGTGGCATTTCCTCCGTAACCTCCGCTACTGCCGCCACTTCCTCCGTTCCCAGAACCAGCACCACCGCCACCACCGGCCGCGCTTACAATGTTGCCAAACGATGAAGTCCCACCACTACTTCCGGGATGTGGTTCTTCTTCATGGTCCGTTGCTGCGCCTCCTTTTCCTCCATAACCTATTGTAACCGGAATTGACGCAAGGGAATTTAACGTGTGGGTTGCAAATTTAACGAAGCCACCACCGCCGCCACCACCGCCGTTGGCCTCATATCTATCAGGATATCTGCCAGCACCGCCGCCACCGCCACCGCCGTAGCCGCCGCCACCACCGCCGCCTAAGCATCCTCCTCTGGAACTCCCCGCTTTACCAGCATCACCACCGCCATTGCTTCCACTACCGCCGCCACCGCCGCCGCCAACACAAACAATTTGCAACACATCACCAATTTTCAGGCCATGAACGGCAGGGTCAAAGGTTCCGCTGCTCTCAAAAATTTGCATTCCCATATTAAATCAACCTCCCAGTCATCAACTTTTGAAAGGTACTCTCTTTTGCGCCGCTGTACGTGCGAAGGGCCAAAAACGCATCTTTCGGCTCACTGCTCTCCGGATCAATCCCCAAGGTATCACACAGGGAATCCGGCAGCACATTGCCCTTGGTGTATGTGCTGCCCTCTTGTGTGGCGTCATCCGCATAGGATAGGACCCCCTCTACAACCTGGCCGTTGTCCAGGGTGATCCGCACCCGGTTCTCTTTTCCCGGCGTCGGCAATCTATCACGCATGATTAAATACACCTCCTGCAATCATAAATAATGTATTGGCCTGCCTGGTCAGAAAAGCCACCTGCATGGCCTCCAACACGTCCTCCAATGTGTACAATATCTCCTCTATGGCGTTGGCCTCCTGGTAGGTTAAACCCTCCATATCTTCCGGGGTGTCTGGAGCAACGTAGGGGAGACGGTCCCGCAAGGCGGCAATATTGGCCAGATACTGCGCCATCTGTGCGGGCGATGGTATGTCTCCCTCTTGCCAGTCTGTCACCGGCATGGTGTTGACGTGGTACCCCAGGGACCCCAATCGCGCTGTGAGGTACGCCACAGCGGCCCCGACACGGTTTAGGTCCGTGTCGTTGTAGGCCCCTTTCATCCCGGCCAGGAAGGCAGCCTGCTCCTCCGCTGTGGCGGTCCTGTCTACCAGCTTAGCGGTCACGGCCTTGAGCTGCGCCACGTCGGCGGCGGTCCGGTCAAAAATGAGCTTATCTAATTGCTGCGGCATCGCATGTCAGCCCCCCATCATAGCTGTAATTGAGCTGTGTTACCACAGCCTCGCCGTTGACGCCGTACACGTCGTTGATCTGCACGGTGTCAAGCAAATCTACGGCGGGG